CTTTTCAAGTTCCGCTACAATTACTCTTTGAAGTCTTTGAATAGTTCTTGCGAAACGAATATCTTTTTGTGCAAGTGTTGTTTTATCTTCTGTTGCACCATCGCCTCTAATCAAGTAAGACATTGGTACTTTAAGTGCAGCAAATAATTTATCTCTAAGATATTTTACATCTTCAATAGCAGAAGCAAACTGACCACCAGCTAATGCTTCAATTTTAGTATTATTTACTCCACCACGTACAGGAATGAAGTAATCTTCATCAACTGAGGTTGGATTGTAGCGTAAATCTACACGACCTGTATTAGAATCAAGAATTTGATTTCTTTTCATTTGGGTCATGACTTTTTGCATGTATTGCTCAATGTCTTCTGGAGGAACATTACCAACATCTACGTAGAATACTTTACGCTCTGGTGAACGTGTAATTCTATAGGCCATCATTGCATCTTCAAGAAGTGTGAGTTGTCTCCAAATTCTTCTTGCAGGGTCTAATACTGATGTACCATATGGTGAGTGTTTATCATTTCCAAGAATTCTAAAGTGTGCAATTTGCCAATTCTCAAATGTTAAACCACCAGAGTTCCATTGGAATTGTACATAATTAGAATTTGTTTTATCTTTACCTTCCATTCTTTCAATTTGATTTGCTGGAAGTCCAATACCGCTTGTGATACCAAGTTTGTCATCGATATCAAGATATAAAAAGAAATCTCCATACTTACACATATTTCTTGACCAACTAAACAAGTTTGATTCAAGATTTAATGTCTTAAAATATAAAGTTTCTAATATAGATTTGATTTCTTCGTTTGGACATTTAACTTTTAACATATCTGTTAATTCGTTATTTGTCGTCATTTCGTCTGCATAAATATCGAGAGCAGATGCTATTTCTGGCATGTACTCCATTTGGTCAAAGTCAATATATCTATCAGCACGATTTTGTGCGTGCATGGTCTTAGAAGACATATTTTCATAAGCAAGATATTCTGCTTTTTTAAATGACAAACCTTGTGCAGATTGAAATTTAAATTTATCTAATTGTGTTCTTCGATATCTACTTTGAGTTTGCTGATTATAGTTGGAGAGTGGCCCAGAAAACAATTTTGTCAATTGCTTAAATAATTGCGACTCTTCGTTTCTTGTGTTTTTGTTTCTTCTATTATCAGCCATATTTATCCTTTAAATATCCAAATAAAATCTTTTTGCATTTCTCTTTGTTGCAAAAGTTTGTCTGTAAGTTTGTTTCTTTGGTCGTAACTTAACATACCATTTATACTAGTATCTAGTACCTTATTCGATTTTGTTATACCTGTCAATAATGCTTTTTGATATTCAATATCTTTTGTTGCATTTTGGAATACTGTATCTTTTACCCAACACGCAATTGATAACGACAATACTAAATCATCGTTATATCCTTGCATTGCCTGTGGTCTTCCATGATGCCAAATAAACGTTGTCAATTCATTATAAGAACGTACAGAGTTTATTCTTATCATCTTTGACCTAATAAACTCTTCCATCTTAGCAATTATCAAAGGTCTTGATTTGTGTGAGGTTGTAAAACCGGGAACAGAGTTAGACATACCTTGTGCCACGTATTGCTCAACAAATTCAGTAGAGCCTTTGGTTGAATAATAAATGTTTTTATATCCAAGTGATATAATCTTTTCTAATACTGCATACCCAAGATTGTTGTTTTCAACAACAATCATTGCATTACCATATTGTCTTCCAGTATTCATCAATAAATTTGCAAAGTCATCTATATTTAATTTTCCTTGATATTCTGCAACTTGTTCCATTGTATCAAGATTGATTACATGAAATACTGAAAAGTCCTTACCATCACCTCTGGCAACGTCTGCGACTAATAAGTATTTACATTTCTCATAGTAATCTTTCCAAATCCACAAGTTTCTATCAACACCAAGTCTTAATTTTGGTTCTGCAAATATTGTTGATAAGTATTCTAAATCTTCTGCTGAAAGTACAGTCTCACCAGATGCATTGAAAGAGCACTCATATTCTTGTGCAATTTCACGTTTAGAAAGGTTTTTAGTTTCTTTCTGAAACCATTCTTCGTTTCTTTCTGGATGTACAGACCAATGAAGTTTTATTGGATGAAATTCGTTTACAGAAGATTCAGCATCAATATAGGTTTGATGAAACCAATTACCGACACCATTAGGAGTTGAAATAGAAATACAACGACCACCAGTTGCCATTGTAGGATAAAGACCTGTCCAAAGTTCTTGCATACCCTCAATAAATGCTGCTTCGTCCAATACAAGCAAAGATAGTGCTTCAGAACGACCAGCATCGCCAGAAGTTGCAGATGATTTAATTTGTGACCCATTTGATAATTCAAATGAGTTTCTATTATCAATTGTTACTGTAGCAATCATAAGCCACGAAGGAACAGACTTAATAATATATTTAACTTTCTTGACTAAGTTAGATGCTGAAAGAAGTTTAGTTGCTAATACCAAAACGTTCTTATCACGATGAAACAACATCAACCAAGCAATATAACCCGCAACTACAGTAGATAAACCAAGCTGACGGGCCTTCAGAATAACGCTAAATCTATGGTCTTGAAAGTCTTTGACTACATCCTCTTGAAACGGATACATTCTAAATGGAATTGGACCACGTTGAGGGTGTGAGATTTTACAATATGTATTTATGAAATATACAGGATTCTTACCACACTTTAATATTTCGTCTTGAACTTGTTGTTTGGTAAGTTTATACATATCATATTAGTCGTTCTTGAATTTGACGTTTGATGGTTTTTTAGCTTTGTCTCTACCAAGTTCTAAGAATTTTCTTGTTATATCTCTTGTGATATCTTCTGAAGGTGGAGAAACTGGCTCTACGTCTTTCAATGATGTTATTTTATAATGTTTTTTAGCTTCTACTGAGGTTCTTTGACGAGAGATTGGTTGCACTAATACTTGTACTTCGCCAACTGCTTCCAAAGAAAGAGCAGATTTTGTTATATCTTTATATTCTTTTTTCAAAAAGGAAACAATTTTTTCAATTGTTGCTTCCATTTCTCCTTCAAAATCTTTCTTCATATATACATCTTTCAATTTGATATCGGATGTATAAACAATAGTGAGCATGTTACCGCTTGTTTTTACCTTAAATCCGTCAATTACTCTTGAATCAAGTAAAGGGTCGCCTTCTTCTCTTTTAAGACCGATAGAACGTTGTTTGCTATCAGAAGCATATTTCTCAACATGAGAACCATCGTAAGCGTTTGCTGCTGCTTGATGAATACCTTGAATTATTTCATAAGTGGTTGCCATGTTTATTCGTATCCTTCTTCGCCCAATGAAATGGAATCAAATGTTGTTTCTGAGTCTTCACCCATAGTTTCATCTTGTTGTTGGTCAAATTGCCCAGATTGCATATCGTAATCTAATGCATGATATACATCACCAATCATTTGTGACATAACGGCAATTTTATATTGCATCCATTCTGGGAGGTCATCGTCACCTTGAATCATATCGTGAAGTTTCATAGCATATTCACCAATTTTAAATAATTGTGATTTTGCCATATAGCCTTCTTGTTCATATTCTGGCTCGCCAGTAAGTTCTTCTGGTTGCTCAACTGGACCTTCTAATTGATACATATCCAATTCTTCTTGGATAATTTCTTTTAATCTAGACTTAGAAATTTTCATTTTTATTTGGCCTCCAACCTGTCTTCCATCTTTCTTCTCTTCCTTCGACCCATTGAATATAACATTTATTGCAACATTCAAAACGATTCATATACAAATCGTCCTTTAAATCAAAAGAATATGTAGAACAGATTGGACAAGTCCTATTACTATCTTTATTAAGTAGTTTTTTAGAAATAAAAACACCATTTACTTCAACTTTTTGATCCTTATCATTTTTATTTTCTATTTGAGAAAGTTCTTTAAGTTGTTCAAGGTATGCTTTTTCTTTTTCTTCGTTCCAATAATGTTTTGGATTTGCAATTGTATCTTCACCATATTTTTGTGCAATTGCTTTTTCAATCTTTACAATTTCATTCAAGTCTTTCATGTTTTCTGCCAAAAGTTATGTTTTGTGTAATTTTAATATCTTTATGTGTCCATTGCCACAATTCACCATTTTCTTGAATAATTGTGTATGTTGTATCGGTTTCATGACCATATTCTGTAACAAGCCAAATAATTCCCTTTCCTTTGGGAGTTATAACATCAATTCTATTAATTGGCTCAAATATTGTTATAGACATATATTGTTCCTATTGATGTAACGAATCCAGCAGCGAAACCGATTCCAATCCACATAGGCGTTTGATTTTTTGTTTGTTTCTTTAATAACTCATATGCTTTATCAAGTTCTTTATCTTTTTCAACAATTAATGCTTCTTTTGTCATTTTATAAGAATCAAAATCATATTGAATTTTTTGTATATCTAATTCACATTTAATTTCTTGTTTTTGTTTTTCATGTTCATTATCAGCTTTGCATTGAGCAATTTCTGCATCGTGAGTCGTAAAGATTGTAGCCATAGCTTCTGGTCTTAATAGAGTACCAGTAAAAGGTGCTGGCTGGCCTTGCTCAACGCTTTTGAAATCTTCTGCAACAGCTAACGACGCTATCAATAATAAACTACTTATCACTTAAATTATACCTTTTTTTTAATTCATCGCTGATTGCAGAAGGGTTTTTTTTAAATCTTTTAGATAACTCTTTTTGTTGTTTATGTTGAACTTGTTTTATATCTTTAAGTTCTTGTTCATATCTTGCTTCTTCTGCATCCATTCTGTCTTGATATTGTTGGAACAATTGGTCATAATAAATGCTTTGTTCTTCAAGAGCACCTTCTAAAAGGTTTATTTGTTTTTGTGAAGATTCTCTTGAAGAATCAAAAGCTTTTTGTATGCCTTTTGTACTATTATAAAAATATAGTGGGATAAATATAGCATAAGCTAAAGCTAAAATAAGTTTCCAATATTGTTTTACAATATTAACCATTAGATTTTAATTTTGAAACAATATCTACAACACTTTGACCACCAATATAAATGGCAGAAATAAGAACCCAATCAGATGATTGTAAATCTGAAAAAGCTAAAAGTCCTGTTGCTGTAAGCCAAACAAGTAGCTTTCTTGAAATTATTTTATCAAGAAATTTATCTAATCCATGCTTAAATATTGCCATCATTTCGATCCTCTTTATGTTTTTGCGATTCTAAATAATTGTAGATTGCATCAATAAATAGTTTCTGAAACTTTTTGTCACTCCACCTTTTCCAGCCATAAGTTTGTTTTATAGATTGTTTAGTTTCATCATCAAATTCCAAAATAACTTTGGCGGTTCCATCTGGCTGATCTATAACGTCTGCAACATGAATTTTAAACTGAGACATAAGCATATCCGTCCTTTTTATCAATTGTGATGATTGTATCAGCTACGTCTTTTAGTGCATCCATATGTGAAATAAGAAGCACTACATCATAATAGTTTTTAACCATATCTAGAATTCTAATGAATCCTTCCATGTTTTCGGAATCGAGAGCAGTACCGGGTTCGTCCATAACCATAAAGTTGCATTTAGGTAGATTGGATACTTGGAGCAAAGAAAGACGAATTGCCATTGCAGCAATAGTTTTTTCAGCACCAGAACCCATTTCGATTGGACGAGCATCATACTTAGGATGTTTAATGAATACATTTAATCTTGCCCCATCATCTTCAAAATATACCTCAAAATCTACAATATTGGAAAGGACTTTTGAAATTTCAGCATTAATAACTGGGAGTTTCTTTTTGATGATTTCATAAGAAATTCCGTTTGGATGCATACAACGCATAAAGTAATCGTATGCAGCATATTCATTTCTGTATTGTTCAAGTTCTTTCTTTTCGTTTTCTAATGTTTGAATTTTGTTTTTTGTAGAACCAATCTTAATATAAGTTTCAATTACTTGTTCATCAAGTTTTGTGAGGCGATTATTTAGTTTATTCGCCTCATTTTTTGAGTTGAATAGCTTGTCTTTCAATTCATTAATCTTTTGGAACAAATCATTGTTCTTTTTATATTGTTCAACCTTAGCTTCAATTTTGGAAAGTTCTGTTTCTGTGGTTGAAATATCGTTTGTTAGTTTTTGAATTTCAACTTGAAGTTTAAGAACGTCCTTTTCTGTTTGACTCTTTTTAACAACGATTTGGTCATACTTTGAAATTTGTGAATAGATGTTTTTGATATCATAATTCTCAATTTCTTTCTTTAATTGGTCATGTTCTTGTTTATCGTTGTTAATTGAATCTTCATAAAGAGGAATTTGCATTTTTGCAGAATATGCATCTTTAATAAATTTGCAACTTAAAAACTTATCACCACATGGAATATCGTTGAGAAGTTTTGTTTTCTCTTGCAAACGAGTAAGTTCTTTGTTTGATGAAGCAATTTCATCAAACATTTTCTTCAATTCTGTTTGTTTATCAACAATAAAATCTCTTTTGTTTTCAAGTTCTTTGATATCAAAAGATGCAATAAAGTTTTCAATCTTTTCGTAAAGTTCTTGCTTCTCTTTTAATTCTTTTTCTTTCGTCGTCTTTGTTTCAAAAAACTTAGAAAGTGCATTTTGATATTTTGTTTTTTGATTCAAAACATTATCAATATCAACAGACTCTACACCACACTCTTTAATTTGTGATTCGTATAGTGCAATATCAGAGCTATTTGTAGAAATAAGCTCTTTTAGTGAAGATACTTCTTTGCTCTTTTCTTCAATAAACTTGTTGTAATCATCAAGGAGATTTTGATTAATAACAATCTCAGAGTCATATTCTTTACCTTCAAGCTTCTTCAAAAGACCTTTGAGATTTGCTGATTCTTCTTTTGCCATTTTAAATTTAGAATCAAAGATTTCCAAATCTAAAAAGCGAGCAAGAATTTCCTTTCTACGGGTTGAGCCTTCTTTAATAAATGTCATTGAATCAAGTTGAGAAGAAAAGGAAGTAAGCATGAAATCGTCAATGGTTCCAAACATCTTACGGATACGCTTATCTGTATCTGTACGAGATAATTCGTTCATTTGGTCCCATTGACAAGAGTGTGGGTCAAAACATCTAAGTGATAGTTCTGTTTTTGCTTCTTCGGTTACTTCACCTTTTAGTTTCTTTGTGTATTTCTCTGCTTTTCTATCGATGTAATACTCAAATCCATCAACTTCGATTACTGCTTTACCACGACCAAAAGGACGAGTTTGGTTAATTACGTTTGTTGTCTTACGTTCATTCTTAGAAGTTGTATTGAAGATTGAATAAAGAATAGAGTCAATGATGCTGGATTTGCCAGAATAGTTCTTGCCAAAGATACCAACAATTCCATTTAACTTATCAAAGTCAATAGAGTTACTTTCCCCATAGTTAAAAAGATTGTCCCACTCAACACTTTTAAGTTTCCAATTTACATTTCTGCAAACTTCTTCTTGTGATTCGATTACAGAGTTATAACGTGAATTAATATCATATACTTGCTTCATAATCTCGTCTGAGACTTTGTAATCGGCAAGATATTCTGACATAAGTTTTTCTTGGACCTTTTTATTTCGCAAATCTTCTTTTGCAATAACTCTGCCATTATTAAAGTTATCGTTTCTATTTACATTTTTTGCCAAGAAAGAAATTGATTCTGGCTTGTATTTTTCCTTTGCCACATCAGATGCTTTCTTCATAAGTTCTGGTGAAAGATTGTACTTAGAAAGCAAACGCAGACGAGCATTCTGAGGAACATGAATGTTAAATGGAATCTTTCCATCTTCTGTAAGTTCAATTGTAAAGAATGGATAAGGATTTTCTACTTGAACATGCTCAACATTAAATGTTTCTTTATCTTGGATATTCCAAAGCAAGAAACCCTTATCGTTTGTTTCGCCATGATTCTGTTGAATAAGAGAACCGGGATAACGACAACGACCAGCAAAGTCTAATGCTTGATTGGTTTTATGGATATCTCCAAGCAAAGCATAATCAAACTTTTCAAGGACTGAAAATCCAATATCTCCGTGTGTCATGGCAAAACCAGTATCGGTTTCAGAACCTTCTACCGAACCATGAAATAGGGCAATATTCGTCTTGGTTTCATCTACATTTAAATCCCAATTCTCTTCATCAACAATTGAGAGAACATGGAAATTAAAATCACCAATACTAAACTTTTTAGAGTATTTGTGAAGATGAATGTTTGTATTTTTTAGTGCTTCAACAATTGGAGTAACAGCATCTTGTCTATCTTTGTTGGATAGATTCAAGTCGTGATTACCAAGAATAACATGAAGTGGAGCAATAGAAGCCAAGTTTTCAAATAGCTTGGCTGTCATTTCAAAATAAGCAGGAGAAAGGTCAAGTTTGGTATGAGCAGTATCACCCGTATTAATAATAATATCTGGTTGTACTTCTTTTACTTTTTCATATAAGGAATTAAAAACTTCACTATATTGCTTGTGAAATTTAAAATTCTTGATGTGGATATCACTTACATGAACAATCTTCATTTGTACCTCTATTGTTAGAATAACATCTTACAACAACAGAGTCAATAGATATTATCTTAACGATTTAATGAGTTGTGAAAGCTGTACGTGTCCTTCTGAGAAAACTAAGTTTGCAACATTCATAGCAAGTTCTGGATTTCTTTTTATTTCTTCCATAGCATTGATTATATTGTTTGCTATGCTTTGTGCTTTTTGGTCTGATTGTTCGTCATATTTATAACCAAGTTTTTTACCATATTTAACTTGCCCAGAACCCAATTTTTGTTCATCACTTTCACCAAACTCTGGTGTCATCATTTCTTGAATTTCGTTGCGGATTATTGAACGAAGTTGTGATTCGGTAAGTCTCATTTATTATGTTTCCTTAAATTGCCATAATTTGACTTTCTAGTAGCCAATTATCAGTAATTAGTTTGGCATTATCTTTTCTTTGTTTAAACTGCTCTTTTGTCATAGTACCAACATCTTCATATCCAGAAATATCAACTTTATAAATTTGAATATCATAATGTGATAGTTTTTCAATTACATCGTTTGCTTTCTTTTCTGCATCTGGGTCAAGAGCAATATAGATTGTTGGGTCATACTGAACAATTTTATTGAACAGAGTTGTCTTTTCGTTCAATGTCGAACCAAGCAAAGGAATTGCATTTTCTGCTTTGATTGCATCAAACACACCTTCTACCAAGACAATATCTTGGTTCCAATCAACAAACAATTCATTAAAAACAATATCTTTCGATACATTTGGATTCATGTATTTTGGAAATGCTTTTCCATACGAACGTGCAATAAAGTAATCACAATTACCATTTGTATCAAAAGATGGCACAACAATGCGACCAGCATATTCACCAGATAAACACACACCCATTTTCCACATAACAATATCTTGTTTTGTTAGTCCTCTATCAAAGAGATACTTTGTAGCGAATCTGGTTGTTACTGGAAGGTTCTTGTTTGCCAAGGATATAAATTCACTTGGTAAATCAATTATTTCTTTTACATGCTGTTCTTGTTGTTTAAATAGATCGGAATTTAGTTGTGTTAAATCAACAACATTATTAAGTTTGTCCCATTCCATAAGCTGAGAATAAGACAAACGTACTTTTAATAGTCTGCGAACGTTCCTACCACGAACGTCACAAACCCAGCACTTATAGTGGTTTAACCGCAGGTTAATACTTAATTTGCGCTTATGATGTTTGCAGAAAGGACAATAAAATAAAACTTCTTCACCAGACTTGTGATATTCTCCAAGTGCTGCTGAAAGAAGGGAAGTTTTGGATGCCATGTAGACACTATATCATATCAATTTTTACTTTACAACAATGTTGACATAGTGATTCATAATATTGTCTTTGTCGTTATCACTATTATGCCAAACCCATGCATAAAGACTTTTAATTTCATCAATTCTTGTTCTTACTTTTGACGCTTCTTGCTCAATCCATTTTAGTTGTTGTTTGTTTGGTTCTGGTATATCAATTCCTAATTCCATAGCAATTTCGCAAATTAAGAACCAATTTTTGTTTCTATACGCTTCTTGTGCTTGCAAAAATTGTTTCATTCTTTTTTGTCGTAATTGTTCTTTTTCATTAGCAGGGATTGAATCGGGATGCGTAAGGAAAACTATCTTTTTATATAATTTAGATATTTCTTCGTCTTCCGACTTTGATTCTTCTATTTCTGGTTGTTCAATTACACCAGATTCAGACTGACCAAAACTATCTTCTTGCTCTTCAAATGCATCTTCTTCTGAAGATGTGGATAATTCTGTGCTATCACTATTTTCATTTGTTTCTGGTTTTTTATAGTTTAGGTTTTTTTCTTCACACTTTCTATAAAATGCATCTTTAAAATTTGCTTGTGCTTCTTTTAATTCTTCTTCATAATAGTCAAGTTCAGCGTACAAGAATTTTAATTCAAGAAACAACTTCTTGTATTTTCTAACAAGAGAAGTAGACATACAATAATTAGCTTTCTAAGCCATATAAAGCAATAACAATAGCATCTGCTTTATCATCTGTACCGGGAACTGGATTGCCGTGAGCGGTTATACCATAAGTAAATTCAGTATGATTTTTCTGAACATACTCAATAATATACTTTTTTGTTTCGTTTTGTTTTGTGCCTTTTGGAATTTTAATTCCTAATTTGTTTCTAGCTGTTCTAACATTAACCATAACTGGTAATGATTCAAATATACTGAAAACAGAGTAACAACACATACCATTAAAACGTTGCAACTTTGCCATAGTGTGTGCCGTTGTTTTACCACCACCAAACGCTATAAATGGCTCTTCAACAAAAACTTCCATTATTGGATAATGTTTTTTTAATTTTATAAGTTTATTCTCAAATAGTTTAGCACGTTCTTCTAATGATGTTTCTGTCTTAAACTTAATCAAATCAGTAGAAACAATCTTTTTATCATAGTCCATAACGGCTATACCAATTTTTGATGTACTAACATCAAGTCCTAAAATCATATTTTTCATTTAATAACCTAAATATCTAATTTTAATTTAAATGTAAAATCTCTATCTTCTGTCTTTTTAACAGGTTCTGCAACATTTGCAATAGCAATGAGATTTTTATTTTCATCGTAAATACCAACTTTTGTTATATAAGTTGTTTTCTTAAATGGTGGCTCTGGGTCTGAGTAAGAGGCAGATGTTGTGTTTTTAATATTTACTTCTGCTTCATTAAATGAATAAGATGAAGAATAATAAACATTTAAGTTAGTTGAAGACTTATCTAAAAATGTTGGATTATTTGAGTAATTTAATTCGCCTCTTGGGGCGTGAGCGAGCATCGTAATTACTGGCGTATATGTTGTACCTTTAAAGTCCATTATATAACTATATGACGAACCAGAAGTAGATGTAGATGGTTGGTCTAATCCATCATTCATCCCCCAACCAAAAAATAACCACGATGTTGCTTGTGGGTCAGTTATATCATCAAGATAATTAACCAAATCGCTTTTAATTGTCCAACTTCCAGTAAGAAGAAGAAATCCTTCATTATATAATACAACACCAGCAATTGAGCCAGAACCAGTAGAGCCAGAAGGGCCAACTTGAATAAGTTCTCCATTTCTTTTGCTATCTTGTATTTCTGCAATTAAAGTACCAGTATAAAACATTTTTAAGTTTATGGTTCCTTTTTCTATTCCAGAACCATAAATTATACTTGGTATATTAATTAAATTTAATTTTTGGTCGCTTTTATCTCCTAACGATGAAGAAAAAGCATAGTGTCTTGATAAAGGTAAATAATAATTAAGAGTGTTTCTTAAACCATCAACGTGTGGTCTGCTTTCACCTTGTACATAATATTCTCTAATAACAGATGCCGATAATGGATAACTAGAAGTTATTGTATCGCCATAACTAAAATCTGAATTAAATTGTGAGGTTGAAATAGTTTTAAATGCAGATAAACCACTTTGTTTGGTTATAAAAGGATAAATTAAGCCAGTTGAACCAGAGCTTCTATCTACGTTTTCTTCATATAAATTCACAAAACCATTTGGAACACAACCAACGCTTGATGTAAATGAGCCAGATTGAACAACTCTATTATTATAATAAACTTGTCCTTTAGCAATATAAAAGTTAAATTTTGGATGACTTTCTATTCTGTTATAGAAAATGTCATTTTCACCAAATTTGTATATCATTTTATTAGTAGTCTAATCTAACTCTTAATGTCAATTCGTTAGTTGGGTCTTTCTTTAATGGTTCGGAGGTTTTTGCAACAGCCAACAATTCATTGTCTGCTGAATATAAACCTACAGTAGTTATATAAGATACTGGAACATCGGTTGATGTATTTTTAACAACCATCTTGCTGCTTGAAAGATATGTTGGATTGGAAGAGTAGTTAAAATCGTTGTGAGCAGCACGACAGAAGTATACTGTAGAATTAAGTTCTGTTGTGTTGTTGAATGAAATATTGCTGATTCTTCTTCTGAGGGTGTCCATATTTACATCTATTGTTGAACCAGATAGTACAACATTTCTAGCTGCAACACCAGCAGAACCAGTACCATAAAAAGCTGCATTAAACAAAGAAGCGGTTACAACTGCAACACCGGCTTGATAATAAACTAAGCCATATGAAGATGTTGTACCATTTCTGTAAAGAACACCATATTCACCAGCAGGGGAATTAATTCTATAATCGTTTTCTGCACCATCATCGTTTATAATAAACAAATTACCAGATGAAGGAGTGGCATATGCCCCTGTCATAAATGACATACTAAATGAGCCTTTTTTAATTTCATCTTTTGTTAATAATCTAGAAAAATTAAAGAAGAAAACTTCACTTAATTTGTTGCCGCCAGCAGCAATATTCCCATCTTCATCAAACTTCATTATACTGCCAGTTGCATCATAACCAACCAACATTTGTGCCATTTGATTATAGATATTAATCTTTTTTGCATTTTGAGTGCTGGCTGCACCAGACAAGCCAGAATCAGCAGAATATCCCATTGTTAAATCTACAATGTGATTTGCTGAAGAACTTAAATAAGGGTAATCATATACAGACTGAAACATGCCATGTGAATATTCTTTAATATTTTCATCATTATATGTTCCAGAAAACAATGTTCCTGTTAATGGAATTGCTTCGTTTAACAATGTTCTTGTTGAAACTACGTCATTTGTAGATAAATTTTTAAATGTTGTTGCCATTGTTTATTTTATACCCTTATTAAACCTTTGCAAATCTTACAGGAACATCAATCATATAACCAGTAGTTACACCTGTAATTCTTACATTACTATCAATATAACTAGCAGATACTGCTGATAAATTAACATTTTCTATTGTTGTTGTTGAACCAAGTAAGTTAAATAAATATGTACTTGAATTTAAATCCAAAGATGCTTGCAATTTAAATTGTAGATATGTTCCTCTGGGGCCAGCTATTACCATACCCGATGAATTTGTTGTTCTGTCGGTAATTTCTTTTACATAATCAATATCTGAGTCTGCTGAGAAGTAGTAACTTGCTATATTGTCATCATCGATATAAGAAACAACTGCTCTTGAATTATCAACACTAGAAATTACATTTGCCAATCTATTGTCGATTTGAATTATATATTGTGTTTCAATCAAATCAGAGTCAATTGCAAATGCGGGAGATACTTCTGATGTATCTAATCCTTGGTCTACTCTAATTGTTCCACCATTAGCTGGGGTTTCTCCGAACAAAACGCCAGTTGCTGCACCTAAACTTGTTTCTGTATCAGTATCGACTGCAACAACAAATACGCCAGAAGAGTGTTTTTGATATCCAGTAATAACATCGTTTAGTTTAACAACAGGCAAGTAAAGAAGATTGTTTCTTGGAATAGATAATAGTTTTGATTTTAAAGAAATGCTATTGTTTGTGAATGCTTCAAATACTGGTGATTGTAAAATATCTAAATCATAATAAGCAGAACCACTTGGATGATTCTTATTATAAAGATTGTAATTGATTTCATCATCACCAAAAGCAAATTTGGTAATTCTAAATGAACCATCACCTTTAGCTAATCTAAATCTTCCAGTATCAGTAAGAACTGCATCAAGTATTATATCGCCGCTATTATCTAAAAATGCCATTGATTAAACCTCTACAATAAATAGTGTGTTATAAATTTTCTTTATCTATTTCTACATTTAACTGCAAATTCAAGTCAAACATTTT